AACTAAAACGTCTAAGTCTAAATCTACCAAGAATAATAAAAAAAAATATAAAGGACAAGGGAAATGAAAGTAAATAATTACGCAGTTAAAACGCCTGAAGCTGGTGATAAGTTATTTGGTAGCGATTCAAATGGTGATCAAGCGCAATTTGACATGTCAAATTTTGGAACTACAACTTATAAAGTATATTCATCTTTATTAACTCAAAGATTATCAGCAGCTCCAACTTCTGAGATTTTAGAAAACAATATAGGTGAAATTGTTTTTACTAAAGATTTAGAAGGCCCTGGAGTTTATTACGCTACCCTTACTGGAGCGTTTGTAAATAATAAAACATGGTTAATGATAAATCAACCTCCTGGCAAAAGAAGAGTAGAAGTATATAGAGATGACGCTAATACATTAGTTATAAATACCTATAATGATTTGGGCGTTGCTTCTGATGGTATTTTAACAGATTGTTCTATTGAGATTAGAGTATATAACTAAAATTAGTTATATTTGCTTTAAAATTAAATAAAATGAAAAAAATAGAACAAGACGAACTGTCTAAATTGACAGAATTAAACAAAAACTTTAGAGATCTTAAATTTCAAGTTGCTGATATTGAGCTTTCATTTGAAAGACTTAAAAATCAAAAGAAAGCAACTATAGCTAATTTAGAAGTAGCAGTACATGACTTAGCTAAATATCAGGAGGAGATAATTTCAAAATATGGTGATATTACCATAAACCTACAAACTGGTGAATATAATTAGAAAAATATCAGTAGGTCCTGATTATATGAAGTGTATGAACTACACTGTAGGTCAGGAAGTACTTGATAAGAGTTATTCCATCTATCAGATTATTAGAAATGAGGATGGAATAAAACTCTATATTATTAAAGAGGACGAGATTGTTTTGTGGAAGGAATTCTCAAACACAGTTCCTGTATCAATTGAATTTAATATAAATTTCTAATGAAGTCCCCATACTGCTTTATCATCAAGCCGATTGATGGGAGGCGGTACGACAATATAAGAACTTACGGAGACAGTGAGTTTATTATAAGTACCTCCCAAGAAGATCACACCGTATCAAATAGATTTGGTGAGGTTATTTCAGTTCCTATCTATTATGAAGGTCCTATAACACAAGGCGATGTTGTAGTAGTTCATCATAATGTTTTTAAGTTTTACTACGACATGAGAGGTAGACAAAAGAGTAGCTGGCATCATTTGTTTGATGACTACTTTATTGTAGAGCCAGAGCAAGTCTATTTATACTCTACTAATGGTGACAATTGGAAAGCATTGTCACCTTTTGTATTTGTAAGACCTATTCCATCAGAAGATAAGATATTCAGCCCTATATCTGGACTTGAAGAGCTTTGGGGGAAATTGGTATTTAAGAATGATGATTTGGAAGAAGTTAATGTTGGAGACATCGTATCATTTACTCCAGACAGTGAGTATAAATTCAGAATAAATGATGAGATTCTTTACAGAATGTATAATCGAAATATATGTCTAAGAAAATAGAAATACTAGAAGCAGCAAAGGTAGCTATTGATGAGTTGATAAAGGTACTAAAAGAACCTATTATTACTCGTTCAGAAGATGACATATCGGCTGACAAATTAAAGAACGCTGCATCTGCTAAAAGATTAGCATTTGAGGATGCTTTGAATATGTTGCAGAAGATTGAGGAAGAAGAGAATAAAAGTAATAACATTGTACCTACAGTAGTTGTAGGAAATGGAGGATTTGCAGAAGGTAGAGCAAAAGCTAAAAATGGAAAATAGTCTTTACACTATACTTAATGATTACATTGACAAGAAAGTCATAATAACTAAGAACAGACATAATTCTTGGGAGTATGGTTACAATAAAGACTATGATGTTGTAGTTATATCAAAAGATGGTACAATTGGTGAGATATATGACATAAACGGCATAAAAATAGCTTTACCATCTAAACCTAATAATATAGCAAACACTAACAATAAATGGCAAGCTCAAGAGTATCCATCTGAACTTCAAAAGATAAAAACAATATTTGATTGGAACAGAAGAGATAATGTCTTTAAATCAAAGTATGTTGACTTTATTGAAAGTGAATTTGATAGACGAGACAATGGCTATTGGTTTATAAATAATGGAGTACCTACATATATAACAGGTACTCACTATATGTATCTTCAATGGACAAAAATTGATATAGGTCTACCTGACTTTAGAGAGTCAAATAGGATATTCTATATCTATTGGGAAGCTTGTAAGGCTGACAACAGATCTTTTGGTATGTGTTACTTAAAGAACAGACGTTCTGGATTCTCATTTATGTCTAGCTCAGAGATAAGTAATACAGGTACAATAGTTAGAGATTCAAGGATTGGTATATTATCTAAGACAGGATCGGATGCTAAGAAGATGTTTACTGATAAGGTTGTTCCAATTGTAAGAAACTATCCATTCTTCTTCAAGCCTATTCAGGATGGTATGGATAATCCAAAGACTGAGTTAGCGTTTCGTGTTCCGGCAAGTAAGATTACAAGAAAGAATATGGATCAAGAAAATCAAGATGACATTGATGGACTTGACACAACTATTGACTGGAAGAACACAGCTGACAATAGTTATGATGGTGAGAAGTTGCTAATGCTTGTACATGACGAATCAGGTAAATGGGAAAAGCCTGAGAATATATTAAATAACTGGCGAGTAACAAAGACTTGTCTTAGGTTAGGTAGTAAGATTGTTGGAAAATGTATGATGGGATCTACCTCAAATGCTTTAAATAAAGGAGGAGAAAACTTTAAGAAGTTATATAATGATAGTAACCCAATATCTAAATCAGCTAATGGTCAGACAAAGAGTGGTCTGTATTCATTATTCATTCCAATGGAGTGGAATATTGAAGGTTATATTGATGAGTTTGGTTGGCCTGTATTTGAAGATCCTAAAAAGCCAGTAAAAGGTATTGATGGAGAGATGATAACGCAAGGCGTTATTACTTGGTGGAATAATGAGGTAGCCGCATTGAAAAGTGATTCTGATGCATTAAATGAATTTTATCGTCAGTTTCCTAGAACTGAATCTCATGCATTTAGAGATGAGTCTAAGCAGTCAGTATTTAACTTAACAAAGATTTATCAACAGATTGACTACAATGATTCTTTAATTAAAGACCATGTGCTTACTCGAGGATATTTTCATTGGAAGAATGGTAAGCTAGATAGTGAGGTTGTTTGGACTCCAGATAAGAATGGTAGGTTCTTGGTTTCTTGGATTCCAGAGCATAAGATGAGAAATAATGTAATAACTAGAGGTGGCAAGAAATATCCAGGAAATGAGGACTTAGGTGCATTTGGATGCGATCCATACGATATATCTGGTGTTGTTGGAGGAGGAGGTTCTAATGGTGCGTTACATGGTATGACTAAATACCACATGGCTAATGCTCCAACAAATGAGTTCTTTTTAGAGTACATAGCAAGACCTCAGACTGCTGAGATATTTTTTGAGGATGTACTAATGGCTTGTATATTTTATGGTATGCCAGTATTAGCTGAAAATAATAAAGCTAGGCTATTATATCACTTTAAAAATAGAGGGTATAGAGCCTTCTCTATGAATAGACCTGACAAACATAAAACAAAGCTATCTAAGACTGAAATAGAGATAGGTGGGATACCTAACTCGTCTGAGGATGTTCGGCAAGCTCACGCCTCAGCTATTGAGACATATATTGAGGAATATGTTGGGCTTGACACTGAAGGAACATATAGAGATTCTGACTGCATGGGATCAATGTATTTCACTAAGACTCTAGAGGATTGGGCTAAGTTTGATCCAAACAATAGAACGAAGCATGATGCCTCAATTAGTTCTGGTCTAGCTATTATGGCTACACGTAAGCATTTATTTGCTCCAGAGAAAAAAGAATCGAAAATAAGTATTAAATTTGTAAAATACGATAATCGTGGAACTAGAAGCGAAATAATAAAATAATGGAAAAATTATCAGTTGCAATTTATCAATCACCATTTCCAAATCAAATGGCCAGTGATGAAGAAAAGGCTACCATTGAATATGGTTTAAAAGTTGGGAAATCAATTGAGGGTG